CGAGACCGACCGGGTGCATTCGGTGAAGTGGGATCACCCGGGCGCGCAGATCCCCGAAGTGGCCGAGCTGCTTCGCGACCGCGCCCAGATCCCGACCCTGGTAGCGGAGCTTCGGGCCTGGATCGTCGCCCAGGCGGGAACGGGGCCGTCGACCAGCGAGTCTCGTTCCTCGACTGCCCAGCCTGCGGGTGGCGGCACTACCGGGCCGCCCCGAACGGTAAACGGGCCTGGCACTTCCCCGCCTCCTGCTCCGCCTGCGGACACCGGCTCCCACCCGAGCTCGTCGCCGTCTCCCCCGTTCAGCGTCACGTCGTAGGCGAGGTCGCGGCGTGATCCCCGCCTACCGGCCTGGCCTCGACCCGGCGAAGGCGATGAAGGAGTTCCGGCGCGCAACACGCAAGGCGCTCGGCTCGCCGCAGCCTTCACCGGAGCATGAGCAGACCAAGGCCAAGCGGCGCCGGCGCAGGGCAGCCAAGGCCGCCCGAGCAGCACGGCGGAGGAACCGGCGATGAGCTGGGAACGTGAGCAACAGATCCGCGAAGACCTGTGCGCGAACGACAACCCGACGTGCCCGAAGTGCGGTGCGACGGGATGGCACGAGCGCGGCGGCGCATTGCGGTTCGATTCAGACGAGGCGAGCGGCGACATCTACTGCGAGGAATGCGGCACCTCACAGGCGGACTGGGGGAGATGGTGACCTCGGCCGCCCTCACCCGCGCACTGTCGTCGGTGATCGAGGAGGAGCGGGCCCGCCTTCGCGCGGAGCAGCAGCACGAGGTCGAGCTGTCGGCGATCGAGCGCTACAGGTTCGACCCCTTCGCCCCCATCAACGAAGGCCTGATCTGGATCTGGGACAAGGAGCTCCGCCGGCCCGTCCGCCTCGACCCCTTCGACACACAGATCGAGTCGCTCGAGGCGTGGATCGACCTCGGCCACCTGAAGAGCCAAGGGATGCCGCGCTTCCGCGACGTCGTCGAGGAGAAGTCCCGTCAGGTCGGCGCCTCGTGGATCTACTGCTACGCCGCCTGGTGGGCGGTCTCGTTCCACCCGATCGCCGGGCTCATGCTGCACCTGAAGGGTGCGAAGGTCGACGACGGCGGGCCGCGCAACACGCGCCGGTCGCTGTTCGGGAAGATCCGGTTCATGCATCGCCACCTGCCGGCTAGGCACGTGGCGAAGGCGCCGCTCGTGTTCCGGCCGTTCTCGAGCGAGCCCGCCAAGGTGGAGAACCCTGAGCGTGGCGGCGTGATCTACGGCGAGGGCGCAGGCGGCGACCAGGGCCGCGGCGACGACCTCGACTTCGCCTTCGGCGACGAGATGGCCTTCATCCCCTGGGGGGAGGCCGTCCACGCGTCGCTCGGCGAGGCGTGCAAGCACGGCAAGGCGTACGTCTCGACCCCGCAGGGCGACGACAACGTCCACGCGCGCCTGGCGGACACGAAGCCCGAGGGAACGATCTACCTGCGCCACCACTGGTCGGACGTCCCGGCGTACTCGGACAACCTGCACGTCGCCGGCGAAAAGCCCGGCTGCGTCCGCTGCCAGGGCACCCGCTCAGGGGTCTCGTGGACGGCAAGCGACCTCGACGCCGCGCACCGCTACCCAGGCAGGCCCACCTCGGACTGGTACGACCAGGCCGTCCTCGACAAAACCGACGAGCAGGTCGCGCAGGAGCTCGACATCGACCGGTCCCGTGCGCTCCCCGGCCGTGTCTACTCCGAGTTCGACGTCGGCCGGCACGTCGCCGACGACCCGATCGCGTACGACCCGCACCTTCCGCTCGAGCTCGGCGGCGACTGGGGCCTCGACTGCACGGCGATCGCCATCTGCCAGGACCATCCGAGCGAGTTCCGGATCATCGGCGAGGTCAAGGTCGCTGACATGACCCCCGACCAGGTGGCGGCCGTCTTGCGCGACACGCTGATCGAGGTGGGCGTCCCGGCCGAGCAGACGACGCCGTACTGGACGAAGCAGATCCACGCCCGCGGCGATGCGACGGGTGACTCGCGTGAGGTCGGGTCGGGGAAGTCGATCTTCAGCCAGTACCGCAAGCAGGGGTTCAACTTCCTCGCGCCGCCGTCGAACCTCTCAGGCCCGGGCGTGCCGGTCACGCACCGGATCAACGCCGTGAAGCGTGGCCTGCTCGGCCACCCGAAACCGTTCATCTGGTCGCCCGTCTGCACCGAGTCGATCCACGACATGCGCAATAACCGCTGGCCGGTCGACCGCAACACCGGCCGGCGCCGGCCGGGTGCGACGGCGCCGCTCGACGACATGACGAACCACTGGCCGTCGGGGCTCGGCTACCTGGCCGTGGCGAAGTTCCCGCCGCCCGTTGTCGACCCGGATCCCCTCGAGGGTGCGGGCGGCCTCGTTGACGACGACCGCTCGATGGGGCGAAGCGCGCGCCTCACCGATTTCCGTGCTGGGATGGCCGCGTAGGCAAGGCGGCGATACTCGGACGTGAAGATCCTCGGTCTCGAGCTCCGCAAAGCGAAGCCGCCGCCCGCGGGCGCATCCGGGCGGGACGCCGACTCGCGGCTGGCGGACACTTGGGGTGACTACTCCGACCCGAACTGGGTGTGGAACGGGCCGCAACGCTGGGTCACGATCGACGAGATGCGAAAGACCGACGCGACCGTCAAGTCGACGCTGTGGATGATCTACCTCGTTGTGCGCTCAGCAAGGTGGAGCTCGGAGCCGGCCTCAACCGACCCGCTCGACAAGCTCGTCGACTGGGCGTGCCGGAAGCAGTTTGGCCTTGGCGACGAGGAGGGCCAGCTCGACCAGTCGTGGGGCGCAAGCGTCCAGCAAGCGCTCCTCAGCGTGCCGCTCGGGTCGATGTTCGAGGAGATCGTCTACGACGACCCGACCGTGTGGCGCGACGCCGACGGTGACGAGCATCCGATCATCCCGATCGCCCGACTCGCGCCCCGCTACCCGTCCACGATCAAGCGTGTGAACCGCGACCCGAAGGGCCGGATCACGTCGATCGAGCAGAACCTGACGAAGACCTCGCCGATCCCGGCGGAGAAGCTCGCCTACTACTGCCTCGAGCCCGACCCCGGCCACGCCTACACCGGCGGCGGCGGCTGGTACGGCACGTCGGCGCTCAGGGCGGCGTGGCTGCCGTGGAAGCTGAAGAAGGAGATCATGATCATCACGGGGATCGCGTGGGACCGCTACGGCGGCGGCGGAACCCCGTTCATCTGGCGGCCGTCCGGGGCCGGCGCGGCCGGGGAGCGCAAGGCCCGCGAGATGGCCCGCGACTTCCGCACGCACGAGCACGGCTACCTGTCCGCGGAGGGGCCTGCCGGTAAGCCCGGGTCAGCCGTCGACGGCTGGTGGGTCGAGCTGCTGACCGCCGCGATCGAAGACCCGGTCACGTTCCTGCGCTGGGCGTCGGAGCAGATCTCAGGGAACCTGATGCAGCAGTTCGCCGCCTTGGGGACGACGCTCCAGGGCGCGCGTTCGGTCGGCGAGGTGCTCGAGCGCCCCTACTACCTGATGCTTGAGACGCTCGCCCGTGACGTGATCGCGCGCGAACGCCGCCGCCAGGTGTTGCGCCGCTTCGTCGACGTCAACTTCGGCGAACACGTGGCCACGCCCAAGATCACCGTCTCGCGCATCCGCGAGCTGCCGGTCGACGACATGGCGAAGGTGATCTCCGATCTCGACGCTGCCGGCTACAACTTCGCCGACCGCGGCGCCCAGAACGACATGCGCGACCGCCTTGGGTTCGACCACCTGCCCGAGGACATGGGTATCGAGCCGGTCGTGCCGCGCGAGGGCGACGGGCTACCCGACCCAGCGGCGGCGTGATGGCCGAGGCGGCGCTTGTCGAGCGGTTCACCAGGCGCTCTTTGACCGAAGCGGAGCGAAGAACGGACGTCCTCACGATCAACCGGCTTCTGAACCGTTCGAAGGACGAGCTGCAGGCCGCGGTCGAGGCCGAACAGGCCCGTGTCGCGCGCGCCCGCGCGCGGGGACGCCACGCCCACATCCGGGTCACCGCTCGGATGTGGCGTGTCCTCGACGACCTCTTCGAGCACGGCCGCCGACACGCGACCGCCGAGCTCTCGAAGCTGCCGGCGCGCGTCTTCGTGGCCGAGCCGGACCGCCTGCCCGAGGACGAGCGTCACGCACGCCTCCGCCGCGTCGAAGGGGCGCTCTCCCCGCGGCTTCACCGCCTCGACCGGAAGGTCTCCGAGCAGGCGATCATGCTGGGCATCGGCGCGTTGTCACAGCGAGCGATCGTGCGTGCGCTTGTGAAGATCCCCGGGGCGCGTGACGCCGCCGGCCGGGTCGTGTCGTCGGCGTTCAACGGCGGGCTCGCGCACACGTTCGAGCAGGCCGACGCGTCCGGGCTCGTCAGCCGCTGGGCATATTCCGCGGTGCTCGACAAGACGACGTGCGACGTGTGCCAGGGCTACGACGGCGAAGAGTACGGCTCCTGGGCGGCGATCCAGGAAGTGCTTCCAGATGGCGGCCCGAACGGGGACTGTCTCGGCGACGGCCGCTGCCGATGTCGCGCCGTGGTGGTCGCATGACCGTCACGGTCCGCGTCACCGGCATCCCTGAGGCCGACCGCAAGCTCGCCCAGTTCGAGCTGCAGATGCGCGACCTCCGCTCGTTCTGGCCGCTCGTGATCCCGCTCTTCATCGGCTGGATCGGCCAGCAGTTCGAGTCCGAGGGGTCGTTCTTCGGTGACCCGTGGGCGCAGCTGTCGGAGCCCTACGCTTCGGTCAAGGCGGCGACCTATGGAGACAAGCCGATCCTCCAGCGCGAGGGCGGGCTACGCCAGTCGGCGTCAAGGCCGCAGCGCCGAGCGACTCCGACCTCGCTCGAGCTCACCTTCGACGGGTCGGGTGCCAAGCATGGCCCGATCGCCGCGTACCACCAGGAGGGCACAACCCGGATGCCGGCGCGCAAGCTCGTCCCCGAATCCGAGGGAGAGCTCGGGTCGGTCGCGCTCGGCGAGCTCGAGCTGGCCGCCGAACGGTACGTCCTGGACGTCGTGCGGAGGCTGGCGCTGTGAAGGGCGCCGACCCGTACATCGACGCCGCGCTCGCATCGCTCGCGGCGGGGCTGCCGGCCCGGATCACGGCCTACAACGCCGGCCCGGGCCCGGATCTCGTCAACCCGCCGAACACGAGCTACTTCTTCGGCGGCAAGGAGAAGATGCAGGCGGCCGAGTTCCCCGCCGTCGAGGTGGCCGCCCCGCAGACCGACTACTCAGGCTTCTCGCTGATGCAGGTCGACGTCGACGTGTCCGCTTCGGTGGTCGTGGTCATCTGG